TCATGCAGGATCAAACTTAGATGCTAATGGTGAAATCGTTTTTGCTGGTAATACCTATCTTAGATTTCCTATAGAAGCCACGGGTTTTGCATATCAACGTGGACAATTACCTCGTCCAAAATTAAGAGTTAGTAATGCTACAGGACTAATCTCATCTATCTTAGTAAGTGTAAATAAGGTAACTAGAGGTAATGACTTGACAGGTGCTACTTTTACAAGAATAAGAACAATGGCAAGATTTTTAGATGCTATTAACTTTCCAGGTAATACAAATCCACTTGGTACACCAGATCCTTCAGCAGAATTTAAACGTCAGGTATTTACAATAGATAGAAAGTCAGCAGAAACCAGAGAAGTAGTAGAATTTGAATTGGCAGCTTCCTTAGACATGGCAGGGGTTCGAGCACCAAAAAGACAGTGTACTCGTGCATTATTTCCTAGTATTGGTACGTTTAATTGATGGATTGGAAACAAGATGCCTTGCTTCATGCGAAAGACCAAGACCCAAAAGAATCTGTTGGTCTTTTGTTAAATATTAAAGGTAAAA